ACAAACGTGGAGCGCTTACGCTAGTGGAAGTTTCAACGGTCAATGTTTAAGTATATCGGTAAGCTACGATAATCCATGTGGAAAATCTAAAACAGCTTCATTCGATGTGTATTATACTAGATCCGAACCGTCAGGAGATGTGGAATATTTCTCCACTACCAAGACCGTTACGATACCGACAGGATCGGGAACAGTATCCGGAGGTAGTGATTGCGTAAGTAACGCCACAAGTATGTATGTCTCTAACCCAAGTCAAGGTGGAGGATGTTAAAAACAAAAGGAGAGGTTGATTAGCCTCTCCTTTTTAGATAAACCTAAGATCTCTTTTCTTAGTATGATTAAGTATCCCACTAATATGCCTTGTACTAAAACCTGTTTTGTCTTTTATCTTATCATAGATATAGTTCTTTGATACGTATGCTGACATCTCTCCAAGATCCTTTATAATCTCATCATACATATCATGTATCTCATTATATTTTATGATTGAGCTATCTCTCATTCCTCTTTCCCCGATACCATCAACAATATCCTCAGCACCGAAGAAATTGATTATAGATCTTATTATGTTCATGCTTATTGAATTTTTTGCGTTTTCTTATTAATATCCATATCCGGATTCTCGTCCGTAGGGATCTGCAATTTGGTTATCGTCTCTCTTAACGTCTCAGATACCACATATTCCAGTAACTTATCAGGGCATATGAAATCATAATCCCATTGAGATATACATGGATCATCTTTTTCCGTTCCACATCCCACTAGCTCTAACGCCGCTTTCCTGTCAAGGGTTATAAGATCCACGTTTATAACCTCTATATTTATATCAGGTATATAGATATATCCATCATTGACGTAATAATAGTATTGATCTATATTACCATATTTACGTTCCTTATTATTAGCGTATTTTCTTAACGATATAGGAGTGAATATGATATCATCCATGATGTTCGATACCTTTATAATAGCCGGTCCTATACGGGTGTATATCATATCGGGAAGCCTTTTCTTGGATCTCATAAGAATCCGGCATAACTTGAACTCATCAAAACAGCAATCAACCTTCCGAACTCTCTCCATCTCCAGGCAGTTGATATGGGTGTATAACGATTCCTCGCCGAACAAAGTACCGTCAGCGTATTTCTGGGCTATATAAGACCTTGCTTTTTGTCTGCCTATAGACAATATCCATCTTCTACTGACATGAGCGTCCTTATTGATGGAGTTCATATCATTTATGATCCTAGATACAAATTCTGAATTTTTCATGCGTTAAATGCTGAGGAGGGGATATACCCCTCCTGTTATTACTTCTTTTTCTTAACCTTGCCTCCACATTTCATTTGAGGTTTCTTTTTCTCGGAGACTTTGCCTCCTTCTGCCATCTTCTTTTTCTTAGTACATGTCATAGTCTTACTTTTTTTTAATGTTAGTGATACAATATTAGTCATTTCTATCGAAAATAGAATAAAAGAGGTTGATGAAACTACCAACTTACCGCCGCGGCACAGGCTGACGCACAGAGACTAGCACAGGAAAAAGCCAACGCTATGGAATGCGATTGCCCGGAGCAGAAGACGTGGTCATGGTCTGTATCTATGAATAATGATTGCATGAGTCATGAGCAACTTGTCACATCAAGAGGATTTACGATTACGTATAATAATCAATGTGGTAGATCTATATCTGGCTCTGTGAGTGGTGTAGGATATACACAAAACGGAGAAGAGCAGGTCAATAGCGCTAGCTTTACAATTCCCGCAGGATCTGGAAGCAAGAGTGGAAGTGTGCATTTTAGCCGAGAAGTAGTATGTGGAGATGTAACAATCTCTGGTCATGATTCAGGTAATTGTTGACAATCACTGCTGTGATGGTTTTTTAATAAAAAGGAGAGACTTATTAGCCTCTCCTTTTTTTGTTATACATCAGAATCTTAACAGTTCCCAGATCCTCCCCCAGAAACACTTATGGATCCACATTGTACTCCTGAATCAAAACCTATGACACCGGTTTTTTTACCAGACCCAGTAGGTATACTTACGGTAGTACTTCCAGCCGTAACGGTTTGTCCATGATCATTCCTACCGGTAACAGTTACAGTTATTGATTTAGATGATCCACATTGATTATTGTAAGACACTTCATAGGAGCACCTTAAGGCGGATGTAAAACCAGACAGGCCATTACAAGGATCACCGCTCAGCATAGCGTTGGCGCTCCACGTCTTTGTTGGCTCCGGGCAATCGCATCTATCGGCCTGAGNACCAGCGATTTGCTTATAACTGATAGTCTTAGGAGTACAGTTGCTAGGACAGTTTGTAGCCTTAACATTTCCCCATCGGTCATCATTACCAACCTTTGCAGAACAACCAGCATCCGCTAACGCCTGAGCTTGGGATTTAAGTGTCTCTATCTTATCTCTAGCCTGAGCGTTGGCAGAAGACGTGCTAGATGCGCATATAGATCCAGAAGGTACATCCGGATAGGAGATCGTTACTCCACAAGGTCTATTAGATGGACAATTCCTACTAGTAGCAGATCCTCCTTGGAAACCGATCTTATTACAGCAAGCAGATCCATAGCTTAGATATTCCTCTCTTCCACAATCATTTCTGTATAAAGCTACACTTTCGCCAGATCTACACTCAGCCTCTCCTATTCTACTCCAAGAATTAGGATCACAACAGCTATCGCAAGAGCCACCTGAACATCCACAGTTACAAGACTCATGGAGCCTGTTCTCCGTCTCGTCGGAATGGCACCCTGTGCTATCCGTCCTTCTATACCTAGCCCAAACATCACCACCTGAGCAATAGTTTCCGCCATCATAGCTCCATCCTGACCAGCTTGGAGGAGTATCCTCACAGTTTCCGTTCTTGTTAGCGTATGCCTGAGCGGCGTTCTTGGTAGCCGTATCGTTCTTAAACGCGTCTTGAACCTTCTTGTTGGCGTCAGCTTGGGATACCGTTGACGTGATATCAGCCAATCCAAGGGCGCTATAAGGCACGGACAACGCGATACCTTGCTTACAGCTACCGCAATTGTTCTTGTAGAACGTAGCGCTTCCGGTACCGGTCCATACGCAGGTGCCATGCTGGTTGGCGTAATCCTGCCCCTTCTGGTCTAGGATCTGCTCTGCCTTGCTCCTTGCATCCGCCAAAGAAACCTTGCTGGTGATAGCCGTGCCGCCGTTGGCTTGCGTGGAGGTCACCGTTATCCTCTGGCCTACCCCGCCTTCGGCGCAGTTGTTCTTATAGAAGTCACGGCTTGCCACGTAAGTCCATGTACATCCTCCGTTCTTATTGGCGTAAGCCTGACCCTCAGATCCACGAACGGCATTCTCAGCTTTCTTATTGGCGTCAGCCAAGGAAACGGTGGAGGTGTACGGGTGTCCCGGAAGCTTGCTGCTGCTTACGGATACCATGTCTCCTACGCCGCCATCAGCGCAATTGTTCTTCTGAACCTGACCGGTATAGCTTCCTGTCCACGTACAAGTACCCTTCGAGTTAGCTACGCTCTGTCCCTGAGCCGTAACAGCCGCCAATGCCTTGGCGTTAGCGTCAGCCTGAGATACACATGACTTGAACTTGCCATCAGAGCTAGGAGCCGGATCCGTAACATCATTCTGAGTCACGGTAACAGAGCTTCCAACCCCACCATCCGCACATTGACGGGTGAAGGCCTTAGATGCCGTACCAAACCAGAAGCATGTCTTATTACCACCAGCTATATACCGCTCTTGATTCTCAGGATCAGTATAGCAGGTATTGGTATTACGTTGATGTAATTTAGAGATACAGTCCTTACATACGGTTTCGATAGTCTCCCAAACCGGTTGCTCATCCTTAGTATGACACGTGTCATCATAGTTCTTGTTAACGAACGCCTGACCCATCCTATCGATGTAGGCCTTAGCCAAAGCGTCAGCCTCCTCTTGTGAACGGGTAGAGGTGAAGAACTGTCCCATAAGATCCGGGGTTACGGTAATAGGATCAGCATACTGGCAAGTAGGACACTTAGGAGTGAACTCCTTACTATAATTACCGACATATATCTTCAACTCATCACAAGTACCACGATCGTTGGCTATGGCCTGACCTTGCGCCTTGACAGCGGCCTTAGCAAGCTCGTCAGCGGCGAACTGGCTCTCGTATGAGTAGAATGGACCTCCGGTTACATCAGCCTCAGTAACGGTAACTGAAGACGGGATAAGACCGGACGGACAGTTATTCTTCTCGAACGCCTCGCTATAATGACCGGTGTATTTAGGAGCCTCATGGCAAGTACCTTGCTCGTTGGCGATCTTCTGTCCTTGATTCATGACAGCCGCCATAGCCAACAAATTAGCCTCCTCCTGTGATACGCAAGACTGGAATGGATGACCTTCCACCATATCTTGTGTTACGGTGAACGGATCTCCTACCTGATTAGCGCCACAATTGCTCTTCGTAAACTCGAAGCTAGCCTTACCGGTATACATAGTAGCGTTAGAGCAGGTACCCTTGGTATTAGCCAAAGCCTGCCCTTGGGCTTGTACGGCGGTCATAGCCATAGCGTCAGCGGCGGTCTGCGAGTCGTTAGACTGGAATGGGTGTCCTTCTACCATATCTTGAGTGATCGTCACCTTAGATCCGATCTTGCACTCACCACAGTTGTTTCTCGTGAACTCCAAGGAAGCACGGCCGGTATACGTACAAAGGGCGTGGATATTGGCAAGAGCCTGTCCTTGGGCGTCAACGGCAGCCTTAGCCTTGCTGTTAGCATCCTCTTGAGACACGGTGGAAGTAAATGGATAACCATCAACCATCCTATCGTTTACCGTATAAGTGCCACCAGCACCAGTACCACAATTGTTACGGGTAAACGTACGTGTATAAGTACCGGTATATACAGGAACCTTCTCACACTTACCTTTCACGTTAGCCACATCCTGGCCTTGAGCCTCAACAGCGGCCTTAGCCTTGTTATTAGCGTCCTCCTGAGATACGGTAGATCTAAAGTCTCCTGTCACCATAGTCTCGTCTACAACAACCTTAGTACCATACTGGGTCTCGTCACAATTGTTACGGGTAAATTCCTTACTGTATTTACCATGATATACGGTCTTCTCCTTACACTCACCTTCAAGGTTAGCCTGTTGTTGGGCGTTAGCCTCAAGATCGGCCTTGGCCTTATTGTCGGCGTCCTCCTGCGAGATAATAGAGAAGTACTTACCGGCGGCTACAACATAAGTATAAGGTTGACCGATATGGAACTCATCACAATTATTTCTCGTGACTGTCTTCTCCATCCTAACGTTATAGTAGACGTTAGTCTGACAATCGCCACGCTCATTGGTGATAGCCTGACCTTGCGCCTCAACAGCGTCCTGCGCCAGCTTATTGGCGGCATCCTGTGATACTGTAGAAGTGAACGGATAGCCGGTACACATCTTCTCATCCACGGTAAAGTCAACAGGCGTAGAACCTTCAGGACAATTAGTTCTCTGGAATACCTTAGAATACGATCCGGTAAATACCGGTATCTTCTCACAATTACCCTTGATATTAGCTATATCCTGACCCTGAGCCTCTACAGCGGCTTGGGCTAACTTATTAGCCTCCTCCTGAGAGACGATAGACCTGAAGTCGCCTTCTACCATAGTCTCGTTAACAACAACCTCCGTTCCGTATTGAGTGGAGTCGCAATTGTTACGGGTAAAGGTCTTGCTAAACTTACCATAATAGATATTCTCCTTAGGCTTACACTCACCTTCCAGATTAGCTTGTTGTTGACCATTCTTTTCAATATCCTCAAGAGCCTTCCTGTCGGCGTCCTCTTGAGAGATAGAAGACACGTACTTACCCTCAGGAACGATGTAAACATATTCCTGACCGTCACTAAACTTATCACAATTGTTACGGATAAAGGTTTTCCTTTGCTCCTCGTTATACCAGATGTCAGTTATACACTCACCATGCTCATTAGCGTACTTCTGTCCGTTAAGAGCTATATCCTCCATAGCCTTAGCGTCAGCGTCCTCCTGTGAGATAAACGACTTGTACGTCCGTTCCTCAACCACATACAAGACAACCGAACCGTGCTGGTTGGCTAGACAGTCATCCTTGGTAAACGGCTGAACCATCTTGATATTATAATAAACGGGCTTGGCATCTTGGGCTATCATATACTCCTTAACAACACTACCGTCCTTTGACGTTATACGGAACTTAGCCGTACAGATCTGACCGGTGTAATTAGCCTTGTATACGATGTTAAGCTTATTATCGCCTACCCCATGGCTCTTGTCGTTAATGGCAAAGCAATTACCCTCAACGCAATTCTTATCTACTTCCCTTGCCATGTCAATCCTCCTCTATTCTCCATGAAACATTATCTCCGGCCTCTACCCTCACGATCTGGGTATCACCATCCTTATTAAGCGTCAACCTTTGCGGATCCACGTTAAAGGGTGGTTCCGGTTCCGGCTCCTCGCTGCCATCGCCACAAGTGCAACATACCAGTTCAATATCATACTCGGTATTGGACTTGATATCGATAACGACCTGACCGTTCTCACTAGTCACGTTATCAAAGTCATGATCAAGTATAATATAAGGTATATCATTAGGCTGTTGATTGATATTAACAACCTTGCCATTCAAGACAAACATCTCATGATGCTCCTCGTTATCCATGTTCTTAGGCATGGCTATAACGAAGCTAGCGTCATACAGGTCAGTGGCTCCCGGATCCTCAGGATCGGCGTACACCACGTATCTGCTATCCTCGTCAGGTATCTTAACGGATAGCCCGTTGACGTTCATAGACACCATATAGCATTTACTTACCGAACCACCAAGAGTAAGGCAGGAGGCCTTGACCGAGGCGGAGTTAAGCTTGGCGTTGATGACCGCCGTCCCGCCCTCCATGTCAAACATGATATTGGCCGGATCCACGCTCACCCGCTCCATACCCTTCTGGGTTATGGTAGCGAGTTTCGTTACCTTGCCTTTCTCGACCGCTACGTAAGTCTCCCTAGGCAACCTACCCATCCATCCCGGCTCTACCTTGATCGCCACCTTGTCGGGACCGGTACCGGAAATCTTGTCGTAGGACACCCATGAGGAGCCTTGCTCGATCTTAGCAAGAATATCTTTTAAATTATTCATATCATTCCGCTTGAGTTATAGTCCATTTATCACTCTTGCCTACGATAATCTCCAGAATCTGCTCACCGCCCTCAGGAGGATACTCGAAGTTAGTAGGCTTAATCTCAAACACGCTGGCGCCACCACAACCAAGATCGCAGATCATGTCCGGCAACCATCCCTCCTCGAAAAAACGCTCTATAAGCTCCCTGACGGCCTCTGAAAAAGAATCAAGCTCCAACCTGTCTGCTGGGACAGACCCTTTCTTAAGTGTCTCACCACATACCCAACCGTCACACTCGGAAGCCAAGACCGTATCATACACTCTCTTAGCCATAGCATGAAGTATTTAAAATATTACTATTCAATGTAGTATATACGATATTAACATCAGCGAACTCATCGCCCATGCAATACCTTTTCTTGAACTTAATGGATCTACCAGAAACGACATACCCGTCGTTAGGTACGATAGTACCGCAGTAGGTCACGCTAAGAACATTCAGAGGCTCGTATCTTAACCTTACGGCCTGCACTCCCTTAAACGAATCCCTTTGGATGGACGCCGTTGCTCCAGATACGGCAACCAGCTTCCTTACCAGAGACTCGATTACACTATTCATGCCATCTCCGTTCCTGATATCTGCCTCAGGAAAAGACTGACCATCATATATGATCTGGGAACTGTAGATACTACATTCATTCCCCGGTCTATATTCCGGCTTACATGGATTACAGTTATTCCTCATATCAAATCAATTTATTAATCATTCTCCTTAATTCAAGTATCTCAGCATCCCTGTCCCGTATAGCCTTTATCATAGCGTTAAGGGTATCGGACATATCGCAATTAGGGGATAATCCCAATGATTCCACACGTACCTTATCACCGGGATAAATACAATCGGTACTCATGTACGTAGAGCACGGTACTTTCGTATCGTCTACAGTAGGCCTGTATTGTTTCTTGTTACAACCATTCATTGTTACCATACCTCCTCTTCAGTTCCGCTATCGCCACCGCCATTACCGGCGTTGACAAGCTCGTTTATAATTTTCTTCAAATCCAGAACCTCGCAATGGTATAAATCTATCTGCTTATCCCTAGACGCTATAATACGCCTCAATGAGTCTATAACGACAGATATATCAGTACCTTTCTCTATACCATCCGCCACCAACTCATCGCCTGAGTATAAGACACATTTATCATACAAGGTTATAGGACATCCATAACCAACACAAGGTTCGTCCTGACAATCCCGATCGCAAGGATCACAAGGATCCTCAGGGCATTTGTTAAGAAACCTATCTATCTTAACGCCATGACAGCATTCTTTAGGACGCTCCCTCGAATGATCATGACAACAACCACCTGTATTACACATATTAATAATATTAATGTTTTTAGCAAAGATACTTATTTGGTTTGATTATAAGACAACGAGACGCATGAAACAATAAGAGGTAGAGACCATAAGCCCCTACCTCCAAACACTAATCTAACATTATGGAAAACACAAACGCATTCTTACCAATAACATTGATCCTCTTGATCAATATTCTCAATCCATTTCTCGCACTCAAGATTAAGATCGGCGTACTCCTGCCCCTCTACCATCAAAACCTCACGGGCTTTGGCGTTGGCATCCTCTACTGATATCCATGATCTAAACCTATTGGCTTTGATAGAATAATATACCCTACCTGATTTATATCCAAACGGACATACCTTCTCAAACCAATCACCGATCGTAGTATTATAGAATACAGGGGAGCAACTACCTTCGGAGTTAGCCTTCTCCTGCCCTTCTTTCATGAACTTCCTATAAGCTAACGTATCAGCATCAATTTGGGATATATCGGATATGACGGCTCCGGCTGGCAATTCATACACAATACCTTCTTTACCTGATGTCCCAGCCTCACAATCGTTCTTGTAGAAAACGCCACGAAGAGGCTGTGAGGCCCAGTCCTTACAGCATGTCCCAACGGCGTTGGCCTCCCCCTGCCCGATCCGTCCCAGCTCCGCCCTAGCCTTATCATTGGCATCTTTCTTGGATACGTAAGAGACAAACCTACCTTTCTCTACACATACCTGTTCCTTGGATCCCTTACCGCTTACGCAATTGTTCTTAATAAACTCATCGCATACCTGATCATTATACCATACGGACGGTATTATGTCGGCATATGTGTTGGCGTAGTCCTGACCATTAGCTTTGATATCATCCTCAGCCTTGCTGTCAGCCTCCTCCTGCGTATCGCCAAAATAGACATCGGCCGGGACCCGGTAGTCAACAGATCCGCCCACGTACCCGGCAGGTGGGTTGTTTCTGGTGAACGTCCGTACTATTTCTTTATTTCCATATATCATCGTAATTCACTTTGTCACAAAGATAAATATTTTACCGATATGAGACACATAACCGTAAATGCAAATACGCAGTTACCTGATTATCAATTTTTGGGCAAAAATGGAATTAATTATCCCAGTGATTAAACGACTCCGATCCGGCGAACACCCCATAGTCCCTAAACATACCTCCACACAATATGAAATCACTTTTCTTGCTACCATTTATAGATGACAATATGTATTTATATCCCTTGCCTGTTATGTAAATAGTCCTAGCATATATAACCTTACCAGATTCGGTGCATATATTCTTATCACGATAATGAGCAAACTCTTTCCTTACAGCATTAGCCGTAATCTCCCAATCTCCATTAACCTTAACCCTTTTGACTATTATCTTTATCTTAACAAGAAAATCACGTAGACATCTATCACTTATGATTATATCATTCTGCTCAAGTTTCTTGGCCAAATCCCTTATCAGCAAATCTGACTCTCCAGACATGATAAATGACTCGGAAAACTCTATATCCTCTCTCTTCGATTCAAGAACCTTGGCCACCTCCTCAGCTTTAGCCTTCTCCTCTAACGCCAGCTTCTCGGCGGCAACCCTGCCACGATATTCCTTAGCCCAAGCCTCAGCAGCGGCGGGAGGATCATTAAAATCAGGAATCACGCATTTGCCTGTAGTGAGAAGCTCTTTAATCCTGTCCAAGCACCATAACCTGAAATCAACGCTAAGCCACTGAGCGAAATCTAAAGCCAGATCCTCACACATCCATGTGCCAGGATTAACCGTACCCCTGATAATCGTAACAGGCTGAAAATCAGCATTACCATATTTTCTGGTAATGGCATTAATTAACTCATTTACAGAAGATAACGATAAATAATCATTTGGTCTCTTTTTAAACGGCTTCGCCATTTCGGTAGCATTCACATAAGTAATACCGTTCTCTGTTTTGAAAGTTATATCACTACCATTGTAGCTAAATATTGTAGATAATCCTTTTTCGTTGGATCTGGACGCCAAAATTCCACTACTAGCCTTCGTAGAATCATTGGAAATAATTATATTTGCACTCATAATAAATAACCTATATCCATTATATCGTGAGATATGATGGATATACAAAAAATAGCCAATTGAATCGTCTATGACAAATCAATTGGCTATTTTTTATATCCAACGCATAAAGATACTTTACAACTTACAAGAGTATCTATCTAACCTACTTGTTTAGAAGACTCCCTGCAAATTGGATACTTGATTTACAGTGGCTTAACATCTAGCAATCCTCATAAATCAATATCTATACATCTGATTATCACCATCGTCCATTTTTGGACTATGGCTCGTTACCCATTGCATATCTTATCCTCTAACGCATAAAGGATTTTAGCTACAGTCTTATCACCATTTACCTTCACGCAAGATTCACCAAGATCCCGGACATCTATAGCCTCCCTGATACGGATAAGCTCCTCATAGATCTCCTCTATCACGTCGGAGATCATAACGCACTCACCAGAGTCCTTATATTTTGACCACTCTGGAAGATCGCCCTCGTAAGGCACGCAAGTGGACGGAGTTATATGTGAACAATTATACTTTTTCATACTAGCAACCTGTTAATATGTTCCTTTAACGATCTTATCTCATCCGGGCATAACCCGCAATCATTATCGCATAATGACCTTTGCAGACGAATTATCTTCCCCCAATAAGATACATCGGGCTTGTCCCCGATCCTATACCTATGATACCTCATGTATCTACCCCATTGGCAAGATAACCACTCATCTACGACCTTACATAGATCTATTCTATCAAGGTTTGATATAGATTGCGCGCCCATCCAGAATCTCCTTTCTCATTTCTTGTACCTCCTCATCAGGCGGGCATCCATATGGCAGGTTCTTGATCCACTCACGGATCTTCTTCTGCATGTTGAGATAGACGATACCCACGTCACCTATGGTACGGGTCTGTTTGTATATGCTCACCACGTCACGCTCCATTGTCTTCAACGGATCGAGCATGACCATACAACCGGCGGTGCTTCTAGAAGCATATTCCCTATCGCTAACAACGGTAGAAGAAGAATGATTCATCATACTTCTCTCAATCCTTTCTCTCTCGGCCTTTAACGCCTTTTCCTTACAAGTATTACAACCCACGACTAAATATTTTTATGTTTAACAATCCACGCAATTGGTAGCCATCTCAAGAAGCTCTCCGACACGATCAATAATCTCATGGGCGGCCCTTATGTTATCCAACCTGACATTCGCCTCGGCTACGGCCATAAGTGTCTCCATCTCCTGTATCTTGCCTATAAGGTCCTTATCCATATCCTCACACAAGATATCAGTCTTGATCCATAGCCGATCAAGACGTCTGCGTATAAGATCCGTCTTAAGATACTTGCGACTGAAATTGTAAGTAGAAGGGCTACCTATGATCTTGATATCATATATACCATCAGGTAGATCAAGGTACTTGACATTACAATCATCGTAATTAAAGCAATTGAGGCCTAATGTTAGGCTAGTAAAGGTATTGACCTGATTCTTGCCAAGGAACAACGTAACGGGGTCGGACATGCCCGGCGTAGTGATCTCGATGATCGCCTTCCTGTCCTCCAGTAGCCCCCACTCGGACTCATCCAATACCTGCAACACCTTGGGATCACGTGTCTCTAGCACCTGAAATGACAACCGAATATCATTCATATTAACCTTCTTATCGTACCTACACAAACTATCGTCATAACGAGCCTGCATATCAAGATCAGGGACATCGGTATAATATGTCTTGACCTCATGACCGTTGATAAATACCGATGTTATCTGGCAAACATGAGACCTAGCGACATCAAAAAACACCATCCTTACATTACCCTCATAATCAACACCAGATGTAGGGTATGTCAATATCTGGGTATTATACTCACCATCGTTACGTCTAGCCACGACAGTAATAACGATAGGTTTCTCTATATCGTAATCATCCATGATAATCCTAGCGGCGAACTTATCATGAATTATCTTCGGTATGATATTAATCTGATTCATCTCGTATCTTTTTCACAAAGATACTAATTTGATCAACATCACAAATACAATCATAAGATAAGAGCGGCAAGAAGATCGTCCTCGCTAAGAAGAATGCCTCCGTTGATAGCCATGAATATAGCTAGGTAAAGATAAAGAGATCTTAGATCGTATTTAAGCATCCTCCCTCTAAGGGATACAATAAACTTGTTAAGGTCAGGGTTGTCCCCGGCTACAGACATATAACTCTTAAAAAGGAACGTATCGTATATAGGATCGGATGTAGATGGATCGGTATCATCATAAGAGAAGTCACATATCTCCACCCATAACCTAATAGACTTAGGTTATTATATACTATTTTACACCATATATGTTGTAAAACATACACATGTTATTTAATTTCACATTCTTCTTTTCTAATTTTGTCTCACTCAATCGAATCATATAGTCCCTTGTTTCGGACAAGACGGTTGAGCAAAAGAGGTCTTTGATATAAGATTTTACCCTAAAAAATATTCGTTGGTCTGCAAAACCATATACCCCGGTTCGAATCCGGGACTGACCTCATTTTGGTTTTGGTTGATACGTGGGTAAGGATGAATGTAGGGGATTATGGTAGATCATAATCCCTTTCTTTTTGGAGGTTCAAAATCTGACTCCCATCTAGCTATATCACTTATCCTGAAATCGTCCATCATAAAATTTCCGTTATCCATACCATCACCTCGTGTATTAATACCTAGGTTATAAGACCTAAGGGAAAGCGTATTATTGGTTTTCGTATTAATAATAAGTATACCATTAACAAAACATCTTAATATGTCATATTCATTACTGCTTCTGACTATAGCTATATGATACCATTTGTTTGCCTCAACTCTATCAACATGCCAACCAGCTTGTTGAGCTTGAAATAAAAAATAAAAACCAGTACCTGTTAAAACTACACCAAAATAAAAAATACCATTAGGATATTCATGCTCAACCAAACAACTTGTAACAAGATTGGTTGACTTATACCAAAAGTCTATAGTAAATGGATGACCGTCATAAAATAGCTCAGGCAATAACGATTCTTTGGTGTTTATGATAGTATAAAGAAAAGGATCCTTTTCGTTATATTGGACACATTGTATTGAGCCATCGGTGATAAGATTGCCATTATTGGCTATAAAGAGGTCGCCAGAGGGAGTAGGATTCCCCTCTACCTTAAAATTACCATTGAATCTCATTAAGAATCTAGTATGATCGTCAATCCCCCCCCCCTAGTATATTCAATCATTCTTCGTCTCATAAAACCTTCATCTTTTTTAGTAAATATATTAAGCCCAATAATATCAACAACACGCTAATTGATGTGACAGCTATTGGCCATTTTGATTCTTTCTTATCATCTACGTCCTTATGCTTGATGTCTGTCTTCTTGTCAATATCCTTAACACCGGTAATCGTCTTATCAATGCCAAGGGAATCAGCCGTCACCGTGCTGTCCCGCCGGCCAATGACGATATGGGTATCTGTCTGCGAGGACACCGGCCGTTCCCCCGTGGTAGGATCAACATCCTTGTCCGTATCGAACTCTCTCTCCGTTATAACAATATCGGCATTAAGATCAGATGTCTTGATCTCTACGATCTTCCGATCCATGACCTCATCTATCATCGTCTCTATCCTGCTGATCAACCGGCTATCAATAGACGTTTCGCTAACCTGCCTCCTGCTTCCGCAAGAGGACAGGGACAGCGACAGACCTAAACAAAAAATCGCCCTAAGACTTATCCTTAACCTCATCATCCGCAATTTTCTTTATATCATCAAACGTCTCATCAGGTATGTTTTTAGAGAAGCCAAACATCTTGAATACGTTTATCCTCTTAAACACGGCCTTGAATACCTTAACCAAATAAGCGTCAGCGAAAGTATCCCCTATCGTATTCAAGAAAAGCATCACATATCCAACAAGGGCTATATACACCCCATATTTGGTAACGGTAAGTATCATGCTAGCCTCCTCCTCGATCGGATATAACGTCTTATATATAACACATAATGTCATTACTATAAAACAAGACAAAGCGAACTCCTTAAGAATATCAGTAAACCTGACCTCCCTAAACCATCTCTTAAAACTAAACCGTCTTCTACGACTTCGTCGGAGCTTCCAGCCTCTTACGCTTTGCGCTAACCTAGCCAAGAAATTCGCTATTAATACTATAAGTAATACGGTCAATAAATGGTGTACTGGCTGGAAATAGGCCCAACAAGAGGCACCATACGCAAGCGCAATATTCCACAAAGCCCCCACTCGCTCTATCATGTCTTTGTCTTTCATTTTATACCCTATACGCAAAGTTAACCACTATACTGTTAAGTACCTAAAACACCACGGCATGTATACCGTTCCTCGTGTCAAGACTATCAAAATGCAACCAATTCACCTTACCCTCAAGCCTAAAAGGATATGGAAGCATATCCTGATGATCTAAAATCAAACCTCTGGCTTGTTCCGCCGTCATCGACTTGACATCGAAATCACCGGCCTTACCCAATACATGAGCGGATAGATAAACATCCTTCTTATCCTTAACTATCTGGCAGATGTTGCATCTAAGACCACGTTGGGAAAACTGCCCCTGCTTGTCCCAATTATTACAATACATAGGCTGTTTGATTATATCCCTCCGTAATATAAGTAAATTATGGAGAAATGCTGTATCAAGAAACTGCCACGATCTGTCCTTCCACTTATTATATGTATGAGGACATACCAATTCCACTATATCAAAATACGAACCTAGTTCTTTTATAATATCATTTCTATTCATGTTATCCATTTTTAAAATAATGTAAAATAATAATACCACGATAACCTGATCCTCCTCGACCGCTCGTAGCCCCACTATTAGAAGCTTTAGAGGCTCCTCCTCCACCACCTCCATAATAAGTGGCATCATCTCCATTTTTACCATTAATAGTAACACCCTCAGTATCCTCAACTCCAGCCCCATCACCTCCTCCGTGATTGCCACCTTTACCTCCGGATAAAAAGCCTGTACCCCATCCTCTTGTATAAGCTCCCGATCCACCACCAGCGCCCATAGGATAAGGGTATCGGTCAGGATATTTGTTATTAAAAACATATGATCCATCTTGCCCTGGATTTCCCGGGGAAGGATCATTGCCATCCCCTTTAACTCCATATCCGCCTATTCCACCTTTGCCGGCAATAGCCTGATATATACCGAATATACTATCACCACCTATATCTCCGACAACCACCCTATATGTAACACCTGGATTTACGGGTATAGTCCCAGTCAGTACACCACCTCCGTTGCCACCACTCCCGGCATTATATATATCGGAATATTCTCCATTAAGACCTCCGGCGACCAAGGCGAACTCAACCTCATAGACCCCATCAGGAACCGTCCAATATCCATTATCCTGAGGAGATAATTCCTCGAATACCTCTATTACCTTCCTTTTGGGTAACATCCTTCTTCTCATCATAAAGCAAACAGGATTTTACCCCCCCCCAATTTAGTTTTAAAATATTGATATTCATAATATTATTCTGGTTTAATCGTCCATCTCTGGGCGTAGTTATTTTTTAGCACATATATCTTCTCCATAGGTGTAGCGGGAGACCCGTTGGACGAGCCTTTCACGAATCCCTCTGGGACCTGCTCCGTGCCGGAAGGACGCTGATTCTCGTCAGGATATTGACTACTATACATAGAAACCGCAAGTCCATAAAACTGATTTCTTTCCCCATCTTTGGCCACGGATGCCATGGTAATCTGATCCCATCCTACAACAAGGTCGTAGAAGGAGTTTACGAAATCATCTGATCTTTTTTGGCTATGAGTGGAACAATCCATCACAAACCATATAATAGACCTCATCTCATAAATATAATCTGGCAGCTTATCCACTCTAATACTATTACTATGATAGACGGAAAAACCTGTAAGATGATCCAATCCTCTACCCGACATATTATCATCATTCCAACCCGTCCTCCTTTCTCCACTTACCCAGTCTTTTAAAAAATCAAAATTAGTAATGTTAGGATTTATCTTATCTACCTCGAAAAAAGGGAGGGTATTTATATCAAAATAATTCCACATATCAGGAGGGTCAGGATGTATTCTCAACGAAGTTAATTTAGGAAGATCATTAAACTCCTTTATATACCTATCCAAATAACATGAAGACAATTCAAGGGTTTGAAGATTTTTCATATTCTTTATATTCCTTATTCCGCTAGATTCTATATCCCTAAGATCAAGCATATTAAACATATTTAAATAATATACCTCTGTCTTACTGGTTATAGCCTCAGGAATTACGGTCATTCTTTGCCCTATATTTTGAAGATCGATATAAATTAACTTTTTGGATCTTGACAACTTGTCTACAGGTATACCGTCATTAACATACAGCGTATGGGATACGACCAAAAACTCAAGTCCTGGTATATCCACAATCGGGAAAGATGTCATCTTGCAAACTTGGATATTGGCATAATGAATATCACAAGTAAAATCTATCGACACAGCCCGTTGTACGTCCCTCCTCCCATCAGCGTAAGCATGATTATCCACAGGTACGTATTGCGATCCATCCTCCTTCCTGAACCACCACGTAGTATTGGGATTTTTCTTATGTTGTATCGCTAAAGAACGGAATATAATACGATAATTATCCTCCCCTTGAACCTTGGTCATAGGAAACTGCTCCTTTATTCCATCCCCCCAATCCACATTAGCCATACCGGGCTTTCTGGATCTAAACTCGACAAACGTATTATAAGGATCACCAACGACAGGATCAGGTACATAATTATAATCATCGGTATAATAATTTCTAAGTGCCCTATCCCATGTAGTGAACCACACGAACTTGCTGGATGATGCCTCGTATTTATATAATGTCTTAGCCATTACCTATCTTGTTAAAATATTCTACAATAACATTCCTGTCCAATCCCATAGAATCACATAAATACTCCCCTTCTGGTTGACCCCCAAACGATAATACCTTATCCGTATCATGAGCTAAAACATCTCCATTGCCTACAAAGGTACGCCCATCGTCAAATACGATAAGCTTATATGGCTTATACAACCTCGTGTCAATATCAGAAGATCGTATTGACCTTAACACCGAAGCCTCTGGTGCCATACTAAACCTCCATTCATAATTATTCATAAGCACATAAACCATCTCCATAGGAGTCGATGGAGAGCCATTAGACTGACCCTTTATAAAACCAGAAGGTGCCTGTAATACGCCACTAGGCCTTTTATCAACAGGATTGGCAGCCAAATACATACTTAAATACAATCCATAAAACTGATTCCTCTCGCCATCGGAAGCAGAGGAAGACATAGTGAGATAATCAAACCCCATCACCTTCTCATATAATGTTGATATAAACGTATCACATCGACTTTGGGTTGACAAGGAGATATGCATATAAAAACTACTCATAGATCTCATCTCATATATATAATCCGGTAGATTACTTACATCTATATTACTATAGCCATATGAGGCGGTAAGGCTA